GTTGTGATTGGTCTCGAAAGGGATCAGCAGGGAGAGAACCGTAATCAAACGACGGTTCGAGTCCTGAAGAATCGCTTCAGCGGTATGACGGGCGAGTGCTGTCAGCTCAACTACGACGAGGTGACAGGAAGACTTGTCGAGGTAACAACGGAGGCTCCCCCGAATGGAGATATCTACTGACGACACCATCTTCGAGATGGCTGACATCACTGCCGTGTGTGCGGCTAGAAATCCACAATGGGAGGCTCTCCACAGCTACTTCAACCACCTAGCACAATCTTTAGAATCCAACGGATGGAAGAAAAGGAACGGAATGACACAGCACGATAAAATTATGCGTCATCTTAAAAAGGCAGGGTCAATCACAGTGCGTGAGGCCATTGTCGAATACTCAATCCAATCGCTTACCAAAGTGATCTCTGTGCTTCGTACCAACGGTCACAAGATCAACAGCAACGTCAAGTACCACCCAGTGACAGGACAGAAGTACGTCCGTTACACGCTGGCTTCCTAATGCGGGACATCCTGCTAGAAGCCGCTGACGCTCACTTCCGAGGTCTTATCAAAAGACACGTTTCCAACGTCGAGGTTCTCCTCAATCACCCAGCGGGTATTGGTGAGCATCAAGACATACAGGAGGCGGTGGAGATCGAGCTGGGCAAGATCGCTGACTTCCACGACAAGCTGGAAGCTCTTCATAAATACTTCGAGTACTAGGAGACACGGATGCGGTTGATATTCGACCTTGAGAGTAACGGATTGCTGGACGAGCTAGACCGCATCCACTGCCTATGTCTGAAGGATATAGACACTGAAGAAACCTATAGTTTCGCACCTTCTGAGGTGGAAACTGGTGTCAAGATGCTCATGGACGCTGACCTTGTAGTAGGTCACAACGTCATAGCGTTTGACATCCCAGCCTTGAAGAAGGTGTACCCGTGGTTCCGAATCCGAAAATCACGGGTGCGTGACACTCTGATTATGTCGCTATTGCTTTACCCTGATCTCAGTGACCGAGATTGGCGTTTAGTAGCCCAAGACGAGAGCTTCCCCCGCAAACTGGTAGGGAAGCACCGTCTAGAGGCATGGGGGCATAGGCTCAAGTGTTACAAGGGTGACTATGATGGCGGTTGGTCAGAATGGTCATCCGATATGCAGTACTACTGCGAACAGGATGTGGAGGTCACTGATAGACTGTGGAAGCTCATCGAGTCTAAAGGCGTTTCTCCTGTAGCTACCGAACTTGAACATGAGGTCAAGTGGGTGATTGCAGAACAGGAGCGTTGCGGTTTTCCTTTTGACGAGGACGCTGCGTTACGACTTAAACATACGCTGGATAAGCGTAGAGCTGAACTCGAAGCAGAACTACAGGACGCATTCCCTCCTTGGGAAGAAGAGCTTGGTCTCTTTACACCCAAGGTAAACAACAAGACCCGAGGGTACGTCAAAGGCGTTCCTTTCATGAAGAAGAAGACCGTGGTGTTCAACCCAGGCTCTCGTATGCACATCGAGTCCCGCCTGAAAGCTATCCATGGTTGGAAACCCAAAGACTTTACCGAGGACGGTAGGGCGAAGGTAGACGAGAAGGTCTTGTCTAGCTTGTCATACCCCGAGGCGAAGCTACTCAGTGAATACCTGATGATACAGAAGCGGATCGGACAGGTATCTGACGGGGCCAATGGTTGGCTCAAGAAGATCAAGGACGGACGGATTCACGGTCAGGTGATAACCAATGGGGCTGTGACAGGCCGTGCAACGCACAGGTCTCCCAACACCGCCCAAACACCCAGCGTCTATGCCCCGTATGGTAAGGACTGTCGCTCCTGCTGGACTGCATCGAAAGGCCGTGTGCTGATCGGTGCTGATGTCTCCGGTCTCGAGCTGCGGATGCTTGCCAATAAAATGTGGCAGTACGACAAGGGTGCTTATGCCAAGGAGGTTGTTGATGGGGATGTCCACACAGCCAACCAAACTGCCGCTGGCTTACCGACTAGAAATGATGCGAAGACGTTTATCTACGCATTTCTCTACGGTGCTGGTGACGCTAAGATTGGCTCCATTATCGGTAAGGGTGCATCTGCTGGAAAAGAAATTAAAAAGGCTTTCTTCGAGAAAGTCCCAGCACTCAAGAAACTGGTTCAGTCTGTTAAGAAGGAAGCTGAAACGAAAGGCTACCTGACAGGACTGGACGGAAGACAGTTACACATACGTGCTGTTTTCGCTTCCCTCAACACAAGCCTACAGTCGGACGGTAGTCTGGTCTGTAAGCAGTGGCTCGTAGAGGTAGACAAAGAACTACGCTCTAGAGGGTGGCAACATAAATGCCAGCAAGTCGCATGGATACATGACGAGCTGCAATTCGACTGTGATCCCGATATCGCAGAGGAGTGCGGCAAGCTAATCGTGGATTGCATTGCTCGAGCTGGTGACCACTTCAATGTCAAAGTACCACTCACTGGTGAATACAACATCGGTGCAAACTGGGCTGAGACACACTAGGAGAACGCATGGCTAAGAACACGCTCCTCGTTGACGGGGATATCGTGGCCTTCCAAGCAGCAGCTTCTCTGGAACATCCTACTAAGTACGACGAAGACACTTGGATACTCTGGGCGTCTGAGTCCGACACAAAAGCAAAATTCGATGACATGATGGAGACCCTGACCGAAAAGTCGGGAGCTTCGGATGTCATCGTAGCTTTTACTGACAAGGTCAATTTCAGAAAAGAACTCTGCGAAACCTACAAGGCCAACCGAGCAAAGCAGCGCAAACCTATGATGCTGCCCATGCTCAGAGAATACTGCACTGCCAGATATCGAACACTTATCTACCCTCGCCTCGAGGCTGACGATGTGCTTGGCATCTGTGGAACATACGAGCCTCTTTTTGAAGAGCCAATCATCTACAGCATCGATAAAGACCTGATGCAAATCCCTGGGCTACACCTAGTGGATGATGAAATCGTCGAAGTAACGCCTGAACAGGCCGATTACTTTTTCCTAAAACAAGTCCTCACTGGCGACCAAGCCGATAACTATGCTGGATGCAAAGGGATCGGGGAGAAGAGAGCTACTGCTATCCTAGACGATGACCCGACATGGGAAGCTGTCGTCAAGGCTTACACAAAAGCAGGGCTGTCAGAAGAGGATGCAATTTTTCAGGCCAGACTCGCTCGGATTCTCCGGCATGGCGAGTACGACATGAAGAATAGCAAAGTCAAACTGTGGAGTCCTGATGGCTGAAGATAACGTCAATCACCCTGCCCACTACACCACCGGAAACATCGAGACTTGGGACTACATAGTCGATGTCATTGGCGAATATGAATCGATTTCTGTCGCCCATGCACAAGTACTCAAATATCTCGGTTCCCGCCTCTGGAATAAGAACGACCCCCTCGAGGATGCCAAGAAAGCTCAATGGTATCTGACCGAGATGATCAGGCTTATGGAAAAAACAAAGGGGGTAAACTGGTGATGAAAGACTTAACCCGTGAGAACCGTGTAAGCGAGTTTCACAAAGCAATGGGGATGGATAGAAATACCGTCCTCAACCTAGAATTAATCGACCTCCGAATGAAGCTCATTCAGGAGGAAGTATTGGAGTTGAAAGAAGCTGCCGACAGAATTGGTGGCTTGCTCTGGTATCACAAAGCTGTGACGCCAGAACACAAAGCTCATCTCCTAAAAGAACTAGCTGACGTTCAATACGTCATCTCTGGTTTTGCCGATGCCTTCGGCCTTCCTCTGCAAGTAGCGTTCAATAGAGTTCATGAAAGCAATATGTCCAAGCTCGAGGATGGGAAGCCTGTCAAACGTGACGACGGCAAGGTCTTGAAAGGCAAGAACTACAAACCCCCTATCCTAATAGACTTGGTGCAATAAATATGGCTTTCAAATCAAACAACAATCCGATGTTCCGCTCGAAATTCAGCGAGGACATCTTCAAACACAAGTACGCCCACGATGGTTGTGAAACATGGGCAGACCTAGCGAAAACACTGGTCGAAGACGTATGTGGTGACCACATGAGTCTCGAAGACCGCTCCCAGCTTCGTCAGTACATCACTGACCTCAAGTTTATTCCTGGGGGTAGGTATCTGTACTACGCTGGCCGTCCCAACAAATTCTTCAACAACTGTTATCTCCTCAAAGCAGAAGAGGACACTCGAGAAGACTGGGCAAACCTGAGCTGGAAGTCCGAGAGCTGCCTCATGACAGGCGGCGGTATTGGTGTGGACTACAGTGTCTATCGTCCTGCTGGAGCCACCATCAGCCGCACAGGCGGTGAGGCATCCGGCCCTATCCCTAAGATGAACATGATCAACGAGATTGGACGCAGGGTCATGCAAGGGGGTAGTCGCCGGTCAGCAATCTATGCGTCACTCAATTGGCAGCATGGTGATATCGAGACCTTCCTAGCCGCTAAAGACTGGCAGTCTATGCCTGTCGGTAGCACAGGGAAGACACTCTGGGATATCAAGCAAGAAGACTTCAACTTCCCTGCGCCACTAGACATGACCAACATCAGTGTGAACTACGACACTGAATGGCTGTTGAATTACTGGAAGACAGGCGAGGTCGGTAGTGTCTTTAGGCAGAACGTCCGTCAAGCGATGCAATCAGCAGAGCCAGGGTTCAGCTTTAACTTCTTCGATAAAGAGAATGAAACCCTCCGCAACGCCTGTACAGAAGTGACAAGCGCAGATGACTCTGACGTTTGTAACCTTGGCAGTATTAACTTGGGCCGTGTTGACGATCTGTCAGAGTTTACTGACATCGTAGACCTAGCCACAAAGTTTCTGATCTGCGGCACACTGCAAGCGCAGCTCCCTTATCGAGCAGTCTACAACACCCGTGAGAAGAACCGTCGCCTCGGCCTTGGCCTCATGGGTATGCACGAATGGCTGATCAAGAAAGGGTCTCGCTATGAAGTCACCCCTGAGCTTCATCAGTGGCTTTCTGTGTACAAAGGACAATCTGACACTACTAGCCGCAACTTTGCTGACAATCTCGGCGTTTCCCGTCCTGTGGCTAACAGAGCGATTGCCCCCACGGGGAGTATTGGCATCCTTGCTGGGACTAGCACTGGTCTCGAGCCTATTTTTGCTGTGGCTTACAAGCGGCGTTATCTCAAAGGCGGCAATCGTTGGCATTATCAATATGTCGTGGATTCCGCTGCCCAAGAGCTGATCGATCAGTACGGGGCCGACCCACACAACATCGAGTCTGCTCTTGATCTGGCTCAGGACTATGAACGTCGCATGAAGTTTCAGGCTGACGTTCAGGACTACGTAGATATGTCCATCAGCTCAACCATCAATCTCCCAGCGTGGGGAAGTGAGCATAACAATGAGGACACAATAGATGATTTCGCTGGCACTTTGGCATCCTATGCCCATCGGCTCCGTGGATTCACTTGCTACCCAGACGGAAGTCGGGGTGGTCAACCGTTGGTATCGGTCCCTTATTCGGAGGCTGTCGATAAGCTCGGCACTGAGTTTGAGGAACACGTAGAAACACACGACATCTGTGACATCAGTGGCACAGGAGGCTCATGTGGCATCTAGCAAACTACCAATCATTGATGAGCATCTTCTCGATTACCTCGAGAGGATGTTCCCTGATCGCTGCCCTAATATAGAGAACGACACAAAGGAAGTCTGGTTCAAAGCCGGAGCTGCATCCGTTGCTCGTCATCTAAGGGCGGTTCATGAACAACAAAACGAAAACATATTGGAGAATTATTGATGTGCTTAGGTGGATCAAAACCGCCGCCTCCTCCTCCTCCACCGCCTCCACCACCGCCGCCACCTCCTGTATTGGAGCAAGGCGCACCGACTGAGGCGATGACAGCAGAAGAGGAGCGTCGGAAGCGTAATAAAGGAAACAAGACAGGTACGGACCCGTATCGCAGTGGCAGTGATTTGTCGATTACAGGCAGCACTGGCAATAAAGGCAACACCGCTGGCGGTGTAGGCACATAGGAGTAAAAACTATGCACAACGGTAAGACCTGTGCAGGACGCTACGAGCAACTTGCCGTTGAGCGTGAGATGTTTCTCAACCGTGCTAGAGACTGCTCTGAGGTTACGATACCAACTCTCGTACCTCCGAGTGGTCATAGCTCGGCTACAGAATACAACACTCCCTATCAAGGTGTAGGTGCGAGAGGTGTAAACAACCTCGCATCTAAGTTATTGCTCTCACTCCTGCCCCCAAATTCCCCATTCTTTCGTCTTCAAGTAGACGATCAGACCCTCACCGAACTGACTGGTCAGGAGGGTGCTAGAGCCAAGGTCGAAGAAGGTCTCAACCAGATCGAGCGTTCCGTAATGACGGAGATCGAGACATCTGGCCTTCGTTCCCCAATTTTTGAAGCTCTTAAGCACCTCATCGTTGCTGGCAACGTCCTAGTCTATCTCCCCAAAAGCGGCGGCATCCGTGTATATCGCCTCGACAGCTATGTCGTAAAACGTGACCCCTATGGCAACGTCCTAGAGATCATCACCAAAGAAGAAGTATCCCCTGCCGTCCTCGAGGACAAAGAACTCGAGGCTCTTGGTGCTAACCCAGAGTCAGACATGAAGTCCGAGTACGGTAAGAAGGTTGCCCTGTACACTCATATGTACCTCGACGGTAACCGCTGGCGTATGTACCAAGAGATCAAGGGTCAAATCATCCCTGACTCTGGCGGTAGCTGGCCTATCGATAAGTCACCTATGCTGGCCCTGCGCTGGACTAGGATCGACTCAGAGGACTACGGACGGTCTTACGTCGATGAGTACCTCGGTGACCTAATCAGTCTCGAAGGGCTGTCCAAGGCCATTGTAGAGGCGTCTGCGGCGTCATCTAAGGTTCTCTTCATGGTGAACCCCAACGGCACAACCCGTATGCGTGACATCAGTCAGGCAGAGAACTGTGCAATCGTTGCTGGTAACGCCAATGAGGTGTCTGTCCTCCAGACTGAAAAGTACGCTGATATGCGTGTTGCCTACGACACCGTCAGAACCATCACTGAACGTCTGTCCTACGCTTTCCTGATGAATAGCGCAGTGCAACGGTCAGGTGAGCGTGTGACTGCTGAAGAAGTACGGTTCATGGCAAAGGAACTCGAAGATGCCCTCGGCGGTGTCTATTCGATCCTTAGTCAGGAATTCCAGCTTCCTTTGGTCAACCGGCTGATGGATCGCATGACCAAAGCCAAGCGGCTCCCAGCTCTGCCGAAAGGTATTGTCCGTCCAGCTATTGTGACGGGACTCGAGGCACTGGGGCGTGGACATGACCTGAACAAGTACAACGCATTCCTCACTGCTTTGCAGCCCCTCGGCCCCGAAGCTGTGGCGCAGTACATGAACGTGTCTGACTACATCACACGTATTGGTACGGCACTGGGCATCGACATGGATGGACTTGTGAAGACCGAGGAAGACATTCAGGCCGAGCAACAGGCAGCAGCCGAGGCTCAACAGCAGATGATGGCGAATGAGACAATGGGCAGGATTGCAGAAAAGGCAACCCCAGCCGCCATGGAAATGGCCCAACAAGGAATGAATGATGGCAACGGAAACGGTTAATATCGATCCCCAAGACAATAATCCATCATTAGAAGAACAGGCTGCGCTTCAAGACGAGGCGCAGTCGCCTTCTGGTGACGAAAAAATACTAGGTAAATTTGACTCATACGAGGAACTAGAGAAGGCTTATGAAGAACTGCAATCTAATTTCACGAAGTCTAGACAAACTGATGTGGATGAAAGCGAAACTAGAAGTGCGGATTCTACTGATGCTGAGAACTCTGAAGAGTTTGCTCGAGAGGCTGTACAAGAAGCTGGTCTAGATTTTAACGCTCTCAGTAGTGAATACTGGGAAAACGATGGTCTCACAGACCAGTCCTACGACTCCCTAGAGAAAGCCGGTATCCCCCGAGAAATCGTGGATAGCTTCATCGAGGGACAGCAATCTTTATTAAAATCCACAACCGCCGAGGTGTATTCATCTGTCGGTGGTGAGGAAAGTTATAACTCAATGGTTGGTTGGGCAGCAGATAACCTGTCAGAAGGACAGATTGATGCCTACAACCGAGCAGTAAATAGCGGCGACATGGAACAAACCAAGTTCGCTGTTCAAGGTCTCCGCTCTATGTATGAGGCCAATCAAGGCGTCGAACCAGCTCGTAACTTGGCTGGTCAATCACGCCCCTCTGTCGATGCTTATTCGAGCCTAGCTCAAATGAAGTCAGATATGGCAGACCCCCGATACAGCTCTGATCCTGCGTTCCGTGATCAGGTCGCAGCAAAGCTGTCTCGCTCCAACATAATGTAAAGGAAATTAGTATGGCTAGGGATTACGCAGCGGAATACGCTGACTACCATTCCAAGCCCGAGCAAAAGAAGCGACGGGCAGGACGAAACGCAGCTCGTCGTTTGATGATTAGAAAGGGCATGGCTCGTAAAGGTGACGGTAAAGACGTTCACCATCGAGACCGCAATACCCTTAATAACTCAGCTAATAACCTTTCAGTCATGTCTCGAAATAAAAACCGAGGCATGAAGACCTAAAGAACACAGACCATTTGTACTTTCTGGCTCTCTGCGGAGAACAACCTCGAAGGAAAGGTGGCGAGTAATCTGAGGTTCACCCCTTACTTTTAACTCGTACAATTGAGGTACAAAAATGGCTAACGCTACCCCTTCACGCTTAGGCGCACTCAACGGTGGCTCCGATAAGGACGCCCTGTTTCTTAAAGTCTTTTCTGGCGAAGTACTGACTGCATTCGAGCAGCAGACCGTCATGATGGACAAGCACCAAGTTCGCACCATTGCGAATGGTAAATCCGCTCAGTTTCCAGTCATGGGTCGCACATCTGCTGCGTACCACACCCCTGGCGCAGAGATCACTGGCGACAGCATCAACCACGCAGAAAAGGTCATCACCATTAACGACCTCCTGCTGACTTCGACCTTCATTGCTAATATCGATGAAGCTAAGAACCACTATGATGTCCGCTCGGTGTACTCTAAGGAAATGGGCGTAGCTCTTGCTAACCAGATGGATAAGCACGTTCTTCAGACGCTTATTCAGGCAGCTAACGACTCCACAGCCACCGTCACTGGTGAAACTGATATGGTCGGTACTGTTATCACCGATGCAGACAGCGACACTAACGCTGACTCGCTGGTAGATTCTATCTTCGCTGCTGCTCAGGCACTCGATGAGAAGAATGTCCCAGAAGACAACCGTTACGTCGTCGTCAAGCCAGCTCAGTACTATCTGCTGGCTAACAGCTCCAAGGTTCAGAACGTGGACTTCGGCAACGCTGGTAATGGATCGACCGCATCTGGCCGTGTCATGCAAGTGGCCGGTATCGATGTCCTGAAGTCGAACAACCTCCCGCAGTCTGACGTATCAGGCACTGGAGTTGACGCTGGTGGTGCCGGTGGTCGTCAGGCCGCTACGGCTGCAAATACGACTGCTATCGTATTCCACCCATCGTGTGCTGGTACTGTAAAGCTGATGGATTTGTCCACTGAGTCTGAGTACGACATCCGTCGTCAGGGTACTCTGATGGTTGCTAAGTATGCTGTCGGTCACGGTGTACTCCGTAACGAAGCTGCTGTGCAGATTCAAACTGCCTAAGCTAACGATTAGAGAGGCTCCTTCGGGGGTCTCTCTTTTTATTTAAGAGGATAACATGGCACTGACCCCCACTACTAAACTAGAGGCCGTGAACGTCTGCCTAACGAACATAGGCGAAGCTCCAGTAGCCTCGCTATCTGGCCTTCAGGTGGATGCTCAGGTTGCCTCCTCAATCATTGATGAAGTGTCCCGTGAGGTGCAGTCAAATGGCTGGCACTGGAATACTGAGGTTCACACCATCTCCCCCAACATTTCTAATCAAATCCTGCTCCCTGCAAACACACTGCGTGTTGATACTGTGGAGAACGACAGGAATCTCGATGTCATCCAGCGGGGCATGAAGCTGTATGACCGCAAGGACAACACTTATATATTCTCAGGGCCACTGCGCTTGCATCTCACAATGGTACTCGATTTTGACGAGATACCAGAAGCAGCCCGTCGTTATATTACGATGAGGTCTTCTCGAGTTTTCCAAGAGCGCACCCTTGGTTCTGAGTCCCTTTCTAAGTTCAACCGTGGTGACGAACAGCAAGCATGGGCTTTGCTGCAACACGAGGAATCTGAGACAGGCGATTACAACATGATCACTGACAGCTATTCGACCTATTCAACTGTGGCTCGAGTAGCCCCTGTGAGGAGGACTTACTAATGGCTCTTGTTGCTGGCTCAATGCCTAATATGTTCAACGGTGTCAGTCAGCAGCCCCCAGCTCTCCGATTGCAAAACTCTTGTACTGAGATGGAGAACGGCTGGGCTTCGCTTGTTGCTGGACTCCAAAAACGCTCAGGAAGTGAGATTATTGCCCGAGTTGGTAATAACGTATCGACTGATGTCAAAGGTCACTATTTCCAACGGTTTGACGGTAAGAAGTTTTTTCTGACCGTCCAGAACAACGACATCAAGGTTTATGACGACACAGGTGCGTCAAAGACCGTCAATGGCACATTATCTGGTTCCTACCTTAATTTTGGATCAAGCCCCCGTGAAAATTGCAAGATGATCACTGTGGGCGATACCACGTTCATTTTGAATAAGACGATCAACCCAGCGGCTACCACAACCCCTGAGTCCAGTATCAGCCCTGCAAGGCTCGATCCCTCAAGGTATTGGTCAATCTTCGTCAAAGGCTCCCTGTCCAACTCTAACTACGCTGTGTATATCAACGGTACTCTTAGAGCCAACTTCACTACCGGCGCAAACACTGAAGCCTCGAATGCTGTTGAACGGACAGAGGCTATCGCTCAAGAGCTGGTCAACGACCTGACGGCTGCGGGTTATACCGCCACTAGGCACAACTCAACCATTTCTCTTTATTTAGGTTCCTCCGATACGGTTCAGGTTGATGAAGGTAATGGCGGCAACGCTATGACCGTGTTCAAGGAAGAACTAACGTCTTTCGAGGACTTACCAGCTCAAGATAAAGACGGGCGTATTGTCCGTATCTTAGGTGAGCCAGGGTATGACGGAGATGATTATTATGTGGTATTTGATGCGGTAAAGCAGCTTTGGATAGAAACATTCGGGTATGGTAAAAAGCGTGTCATTACGCAATCAACGATGCCTCATAAATTATTCTATGATGCAAGCACTGACCAATTCACATTCTCCACACACACATGGTCGGAGATGTACGTTGGGGACGATATAACCAACAGCGACCCTACATTCATCGGTAAGCCCATCAATGACATCTTCATCCACCAAGGCCGTATGGGCTTTCTTTCGGATGAAAACGTGGTGTTATCCGAGGCTGACCTTTTCGAGAACTTCTGGCGCACTACAGTTGCCCAGCTAGTTGACAGTGACCCTATCGATATTGCGGCGGTCACAGGTCAGGTAACTCTCCTCAACTTCGCAATCCCGTTTAACAAGAAACTCCTGATCTTCTCAGATCGGACGCAGTACATTCTTGACTCGGCAGACCTCCTCTCCCCAAAAACAGCACAATTAAACTTCGCATCGGCCTTCAACTGCTCGAAGACGATGAACCCCATACAGGTAGGTGCATTTATCTACTTTGCGGACGATACAGGAACAAACTCCAAATTCATGGAGTATTATGTCGATAACGACTTAAACACTGAGAACGCCGATGAGGTGTCAGCTCAGGTTCCTGAATATATCACAGCTCCTGTCCAGTATGTTGCTGGCTCTAGTCGTCTATCCAGTGTGTTTATTCTCGGCGGCAACTCTAAAGAGATGTACTGCTATAAGTACTTTC